TTAAATCCACAAACTTTACAAGTTGCAAGTTATTGGGAACGTCAATATAATTTAGGCGTTATAGAAGGAAAAAGATATGCTAATACTGGAAGAGTTCAAAAGACAGTAATTAAACTACAAGGTTTTGAACCAACAGTACATAGCACAAGAGATAGAGATGAAGAATGACAGAAGTAGTAATATCTACAACATCAATGACAGAGGTTGTTGTATCAACAACTACTATGACAGAAACATCTGAATATACAGAAGCAAGTTAATACGATATGCCCATGTGAAATTTCTTGCACGGAAAGGCATACGATAAACAAGGAGAAAGAAAATGGCTATTGGAAAAAGTTCAGCTCAAAATTACACAGTAGTTGAAGCACAAAATATTGCTTTAGGTCAAACTGGAGCAGCATATACAGATACTACAGATGCATATACCCCACCAACAGGTTCAGTTATTGTTGCTATAACAATGTTAACAGATGTAGAGTTTGCTACTCTTACACCTGAATCAACAAGTTTCCATTATGGAACAACTGCAGCAGCACCTGGCACAAATGGTGCAACTGTTGCAAATAGTGATACCTTTCCTAAAGGTGTAACTATATATGGTAGATGGTTAAACCTAACATTACAAACAGGAGGAGACAAAGTAGTTATTTACTTTGCACCATAAAATGCCTAGATTAGGAATAACAAACACACTTAAAACAATTTTAGAAGAATCCATAGCTTCACTTAAAAGTTTTTGGGAAACACATGTGGACTTATGGGATAATCAAAAAAATAATTGGGAACAATCAGTATAAGGAGATTTAGATATGGCAGCTTTAACAGGACAAACAATAGCAGATAGTTATGAACAACTATTGCATGTAGATAGAGATGGAGGAGGTAATACTACTAATTTAGTTAATGTAAAAGATGGTGATAATGGTACTACTTTTGCATTACAACTTGCAACAACAAGTGCAGGTATTATTGGTGCATTAGCAAATCCTGGGTTTAAAATACAAACATCAACAGGTAGTGGTACAGGTACAGGAGCTGGTTTACAGCTTATAACAGATGATGGTAATCCTATGGCAGACACTCACAGATTAGGAATAATTGAATTTTTAGGAGCTGAAGATACTTCTAATAATCTTATTGTAGGTGCATCAATACAAGCAATTTGTTCTGCTACATGGAATGGAACTGAAAATGGAACAGATTTAAAGTTTTTTACAACTGATGGAGACAATTCACATACTGAAGTATTATGTTTGTATTCAGACAATCATATATTAGTACCAAGAGTTGGTTCAACAACTGATTCAGGAAGATTATATTTTTATGATACTAGTAATCATCAATACATATACGGAACTAATTTAAGTCTTTTTAGTATAGCTACATCTAGTAATTATATACATGCTCAAAGTGAAAATGTTATTTGGGATGGTTCTCAATGGTATCCAAATACGGATGATGCTAAAAATTTAGGAACAGGTAGTTATAGATGGAATGATATTTATGCTACTAATAGTACAATACAAACCTCTGATGAAGACTTAAAAGAAAATATTGCTGATTCATCTTTAGGATTATCTTTTATTAATAAATTAAAACCTAAGAGTTTTAAATGGAAAAATACTCCTGAGCAAAAATATGAGGATGGCGAACCAACAGGTAATGATAATAAAAAAGCTGGTGATGTAAAACATGCTGAAATTGTTCATACTAGAAAACATTATGGTTTAATTGCACAAGATGTTAAAGAAACATTAGATGAACTTTCTGTAGCAACACAAGACTTTGCTGGATATATAGACCCATCTGCTAATGGAGGTAGTGGTAATCTAGGATTAAGATATTCAGAGTTTATTGCTCCAATGATTAAAGCTATTCAAGAATTAAGTGTTAAGGTTACTGCTCTTGAAAATGCTTAAGAGATTAACTATACCTATATTACTTTCTTTAAGTTGTAATGGAGTAAATAATATGGATATACAAGATCAGAATGGCGAAAAACATTTTTACAATAGAATACTACATTTTAATGAGGATAGTACAATGCTTTGGTGCTATAATCATGAAGAGTTTGAAATTGTAAAAAAAGATACCAATAGAACTAGATATAAAGATTGGAATGATATAGCAAGTGATTGGATATTATATTAAATGAAAAAATCAATATTAACAAAAAAACAAAAAACTTTACCTAAAGCTTTACAAGAAAAGATTATTAAATCTAAGATGAAAAGCAAAGGTAAAAGAAAGAAAAAGAGATAGTATGCCTAAAACAGCAGCATGGCAAAGAAAAGCAGGTAAGAATCCAAAAGGTGGCTTAAATGCTAAAGGTAGAGCATCCTATAAAAAACAAACAGGTGGAACATTAAGACCACCAGTTAAAAGTGGTGATAACCCTAGAAGAGCATCTTTCTTAGCTAGAATGGGTGGAGCTAAAGGTCCTGAGTATAAGGTAAATAAAAAAACTGGTAAAAGAGAAAAGACTAGGCTTTTATTATCTTTAAATGCTTGGGGTGCAAGTAGTAAAGCTGATGCTAGAAAAAAAGCAAAAGCAATAAGTAAAAGAAACAAAGCTAAAAAAGCTAAATCTAAAAAGAAAAGGTAGAAGATAAAATGGCATTAACAAAAGAAGATATTGAAAAACGTTTAAAAGAAATACCACAACAAATAGCTGCATTAAGTGCAGAGCAAAATCAATTGCTTGGATATAAACAAGCCTTGCTAGACTGTTGTGAGAATGGAGAATGTTGTGGCAGTAAAGAAGAAGAAAAAGCCAGTAAAGAAAAAAAGTAGTGGTGGTAAAGGACTAGCAGCAAAAGCTAAAAGTTCTGGCATATCTCTTGGTACACTTAAAAAGGTGTACAAAAGAGGTCAAGCTGCATATCTTTCTAGTGGTAGTAGAAATGTACCTATGGCAGCATGGGCTATGGGTAGAGTAAACTCTTTTATTAGAGGTAGTAGAAAACATGATACGGATTTGAGAAAAGGTGCAAAGAAAAAAACAAAAAAGAAAAAGTAAAAGAAAGCAACCATATAAATATGGAGTTCCTGCTAAATACACTAAGGGTTCTAAAAACCCTAGGAAAAAAGCTGCAGAAATAAAAAGAACTGCAAAGCTATATAAGGCAGGTAAAAAAATAAATTTAAAAGCTGTAGAAAAATCTCGTGTTAAACAATCTAAAAAAAGGAGAAAAAAATAATGCCATATCATACTATGAAAAAGAAAACTAGTAAAAAAAGCAAAACAATGAAAAAAAGTTCTAGACCTAAAATGGGTAAGAAAAAAGGAACTAATGCTAAG